CCATGGTGGAGCTTAAGATACCTTTTCTTTACACTTCTGAGTTCATGGAGACAATTCCGAATGCAGATTTGACTGATTATCTCTCTGATTATGGAGAGCTTTCAGTCATTCCAATTTTGCCAGTTGTTTCCGTAGCCGGTCTAACAGTTCCCACTTTTGACTTGTACTGTTATTTGACTGATATTGAATTGTTTGGAGTTGATGTTATCAATCCCAATTTAATTACAATTCAGTCTGATGTATTGACCAAGGAGGTAAAGGAGAGTAGGGTTGTTTCAGGAACTCTTAAGAACATGGCCAAGATTTCTAGGTTCGTATCCAGAGGAGTACCTAGTTTGGCTGCCATGGCGGGACCTGCGGCGTGGGCTCTTGACACTGCGGCTGGTATTGCCAAGTACTTTGGTTATGCCAAGCCAATGGTTCAAGACCCACCTCGCAAGGTATATAAGTCAGAATGGGCTTCAGATCACCATGTTGATGTTCCCATGACTGGCGAAGTTGTTGGCATGTTCCAGGGAAACTCAACTACAGTTTCGACCACTTTAGGTGCTACTGAGGTTGATGAAATGGCCCTTGCATATGTGACTAAACAGTGGTCTCAGGTGTTAGTCGGTGGTGTGACCACTGGTAACACACATGGAACTGCTGTTTATGCTACACCGGTTTCACCTTCCGTCTTCTATTTTAGAAGGCCTTCTGCTATTCCATTTTCAAACAGGGCGTTTCCTATTAATAGTTCAAGCGGGTATGCGGCTTTTATGCCTTCATCGCTTATGTACATCTCTTCCTTTTTCAGATTGTGGAGAGGGTCTATTAAGTTTAGGATTACCTTTGCAAAGACCAAGCTACACGGAGGCCGTTATATGGCCACCTTCGTTCCTTACCACAGCTTTAACCGTGCTAATGGCACATTTGGCGGTGCTGTTTTGGGTACAGAGAGTGTAAGTGGCTTAAATCAGCCTTACGGTAATTCCATGATTATGGACCTCAAGGACGGCAACGTTTTTGAGTTTACTTGTCCGTATGAGATGCCTTTTGGTTATTGTAATTTCACCAGTGGTTCAGGTGGTTTTAGTATTACCTGCATAGATCCTTTGCAGTCTACTGGGACGGTTACTACATCCGTGCCATTCTTGGTTGAGGTCTGTGGTGGAGACGATTTTGAACTAGCTGATTATGCAGGTCCATTTTTCGTTCCCCACCCAAACGCTTCAATTCAGATACAATCTGGTGATCTGGTTAGGCCGTCGACAGTTAGTCCGGCAGAACACACCATTGGTGAGAGGATTACTAGTTTGAAACAGATCATAATGCAACCTTACCAGGAGACATTAAGCGTGACTGGAAATAATACTTTTAGATTTCGCATTGCTCCTTGGTTTGCTAATGTGAATTATCCCACAAGTAGTACTAGTATTACCAATCCCAATACTGTGAATTTGAGATTTCACGGTAGTCCTGGTGCAGCCCTTGCTAAGTGTTACGCTTTTGTTAAAGGCGGAACCGACATTCATGCCTACCCTGAGAGCGTCAATGTTGTGAACATGAAGATTTTTCAGTTTGCCTCAGAGTTTTTCGCTGGCACTGAGATTCCTTCAAGCATGGATAGGAGACCTTTTGTTTCCTCTACGCCTAAAGTTGTTCAGTATGACACTGCACTTCATGCCAGGCTACCTTCGTACCAAGTGGTGGCTCGGATTCCAGCTGCGGCTTATGACCGTGTTTTTAATGGTGGTATGCCTACATCGGTGACTGAGACAGTGCCTATATTCATGTCTCATTTAAACGGTTTGAATATTCAGAATCTGACTGGTACTACCCGTCGGATTTTCTTTAACCGTTCGGCTTCAGATGATGCAGCCATGGCTCACTATATGGGCCCAGTGCCTGTGTTTGTGCCAAATTCTGCGAGTACGCAGCCTTTGGACATAAACGCGACAGGCTTTTAAATTGCCAAAAATTCTGGCAAACCAATCGCTCTATGCGATATGTGTTTTGATTTTGTA